GGTGATACCGATGGAGAAACCGACGCGCTCTCACTTGCACTGGGCGAGATACTTGCCGAGGGGCTGGGACTACTCGACGGCGAGGTTGACGGTGATTCGCTCGCGCTGGGGCTTGCCGACGCTGACGGCGAGATACTCGGACTGCTTGCCAGCGTGCTTGCACAAACCTTCACGCCGTTGGTTGCGTCCCTGACAATGCTAAACGTTTGCACACAGAACTGGTACGTGCCGGGAATGAGCGCGGGCCAGATGAAGGTTGCTTTGTTATCAGTATCAGGCGACAGGCGGATAGGCGTAAGGGTTTCAGTCTCACCGGGCAGGGTCACGTAGACGCGCGCGTACTGACCTCCGGCGTAGGAGCCAAAGGTTATCGCCCCGGTGATGAAGCTGCTGAGTTCACCTGACAACCCGACAGTTATATCCATTCGCAGGCCGTTGGTGGGGATGGCAGCGGTGTCCCATGACGCGGACGGAGGCGCGGTGGACCAGACATCAGCGGGATTGGTGGCATCGGTTCCGCCCGGTGCCCCAAACACGCTCATGCCAATTGAGTACTGGTCCTCGGTGGAGGTAAACTTAAAGTTACGCTCGCCTTCGTAGCTGACCCCCGGTGTGCGCGAGTGCAGGCGGAAGACTTTCCGTACCAGAGGATCGCGCCACTGGAAGTGGACCACGTCGCCGGGCCAGAGGCTGTCACCATCATCGCCGGTATTGAACGTCAGTGGTGGGAAAGGCTGAGCCAACACCCGTCCGTCTCGCGTGACGAGCTTCTGCGCCAGCGTTGCGCTTGCTACGCCGGGATAGTTGATTTCCTTCGTGGAGAGACGCTGTTGCAGGTGAAAGTTAGCCGGGTCTTCATATACCGCCGGGCGGGGCTGATAGTTGTTCTCGGCGTTGACGTAGTTGAGTGTCACTCGGTTGAAAGTATCAGCGTTATCACCCGGCGTGTACTCCTCGATTGATGACACGTTGGATTCATCCAGTACCCTGACACTCGGCAGCGAGTAGTCCTTGCGGATGAGTTTGATCTTCAACCCGTCAGCCGGATGCTCGTACACCTCGGCGTCAACCGACCCGCGCAACTGGTCAAACACCTCGCCGACGTTTCCACCGGTGTTGATTTCACCGGAGAACCCCAACCCGTCGGTGTAGCAGGTTGCCGCTGCTGCGCGCCAACTCGGCAAGTGGATGTTGCTGGGTGGATACTTAGCACCGTAATCATGTGACGTGGCCCACTCGTACATGGCGTGGATACGGTTGTAGGATTGATCAGGGAGCTGCGCGTCGCCCGTGCCGAGCACGTCCGGCCAGGCCATCAGTTCCACTTGCCACTCGCGCAGTTGCAGGCTATTGGCAGCGAAATAGCCTGACTCGGTGAACCCGCTGCGGCCACGGATGATGAGAGCTGCGACACCGCGTAAGGCCGGGATATTTCCCTCCAGCGATTGGAGATAAGCATTGCGACCCTGCATGTAGTTCCCGGCAATCACGTCACATAGCGCATACACCCCACCCTCACCCGGCGGCTGATCTCCACCGAATAGCTGCGGGTCATCCAGCAGCAGCGACCCGCCAGCGTTGTCCACCACTGGAGCCACGGCGCACGGTAAATCCTGCACATACACCTGATGGACGCCATTAATCGGTCCCCAGCCAAGCGCAAATCCCTGCCCGACGTAGTAGCGATAGCCGACGGTGATTGTATCCAGTAGCGGAGCCAGCACCGGGCCGAAGAAGACATAGTCGGTCCAGACCGAGTCGCGTTCCACGGCCCGAGCACTGAAGTCGCCCAGCCAGATACGCTGAGGCTTGGTTTTCCACCTGCCACGGATGTAAGGGATGGGCCGGGTTTCGTCGCCCTTGTTGGATTCCAGCAGGTCTTCAAAGGTGAACTTCTGGGGCCGCTTCTGGGTTATGATTCCTAAGTATAATTGGCCCACTAAAAGGGCGGCAGCAAGGCTCATGCGATCCCGTCCCTCTGGTAATCGCGGTTGGGGGTCAGCTTCCACCCACCCCACGCGGCACCTGAATCAGTGGCTGCAGCGAACACCGTGCTGCATGTTTCTTGAGTTAGGTCATCCCCGGCAAATACCTCGACTGAGTCACCAACCTGCACGCTGGTTGACGGGAATGCTCGACCAAGAGTTAGTACCTTGTTGCCGGTGTCGGTAACCGCTCGATCAACCGTCCGCATATCCCCGTCTGCCAGCCGCACCATTCCAGCCTTGTAGTAGGTGTCGGATTGTGCCAACCCGCTGACTGTCACCGTCGGCTCGCTGATGTCGTCGCTGATCGCCTCCACGATCGCCGTCTCCTTAAAGTCGTCAATCACCACCGGACATCGCCCATCGCCATTGTGGAAGCGGCAGAGGGGGTTAAGTGACTCGGTGTTGGTCTCGCGGCTGAAGTGGATGTCCTGACGGGTGCGACAGGAGATTTCCACGGCGCGAAACGAGTCCTTCCAGGCAACGCGGACAATCTTACCGCTCCAGTGGACGCGTGTCTCAATGGCGAGGAGTTGGTTGCCGCTGATGGTTGTAGCAAGCACTTCATAAACCCGCAGGGTGGTTTCACTGGGTGGGGGATGGGAGATGTAGTTGATTACCACGTCCAGAGAGTCACGCAGTCGCACGGTGATGCGAGCCTGGGATGGATCGCTGCTAACGGTTGGCGGGGTGTGGGAGATGCTACTGATTGGCAGGTAGGTGATGCCTTTGTAGACGACTTCATGTGCCACGCCGCTGAGCGCGTACTGGCGGGCGGAGTCTTCGAACAGGTAGATGAAGAACTGGTCGCTCATGCCGTGACAACTAATGCTCCCGACGGAAACTTCAACGGCTTAGTACCAGCGACAATGGAGCGCGATGGCCGCACAAACCCGTACAAGTAAGTCTCGGTAAACGCACCTGACGCGGTGTCGACGATATCAAACGCCACAATGTCGTCGTCGAGGCTGGAGGGCGCAGGGAAGATCAACGGGTCAATATTGGTCGAGCGGCTGGTCAGCGCCGGGTCGGTGAATAGAGAAGTGGAGCGCACTAGCGCCAGTCGGACGTAGTTGCCGTAGGTGGTTTCAGTACCGCTGCTGGTTTTCGTCGACGGCGTGGTCAGCAGCCGCAGGTACACCGTGCCGGGGATTGTCGGCGACACCCCGCGCAATACGAAATCGAGAATCTCTCGTGCTCCAAGCGCGGTCAAGCCCATTACTCACACCTCAGCAACTGTCTAATACGATCCATTGTGTCCATGTCTTCTCTTACCCTAGTCGAGAGATTCGCAGAAAAGTTAGGATCGTCGCCATCGAGAGGCTCGCGGTCGCACTCAAGGAGAAACCTAACGTAGTCCGCTATTTCGCTGTCTTGTAATCCAACCGGGCATAACGGCTGTACGTCTAGCGAGCCGTCGTCTTCACTGACACCGAGACATTCCCATAGACCGCTGGAGCCTCGGTATTTTAAATCCTCACGCTCCTTATCGTTCTCAGGCGTGATAACAAACGTGCAACCGACGACCTCAGCCTTCACTTATCGCACCCCTATCCGCCGCCCAATATCCGGCGCGTTCTCCGAGATAATATTTAGAATATCCTGCGCTCCTTCAGCCGAGCGCAAATGCCCGCGTACTATTTCACCACGGTCAAACAGGTTGATATTGCGCAGGTTGATTGGCTGTGTCGTTCTTGTGTCGACAGTGCTTAGATCACCACCCATCAGCGGGACACGTGGAACATTGAGCGACGAGGAGAGGTCGGGGGTGGCGAACCCACCGGTTGCCAAGCCGCGTACCCGTCCGCCCAGTCCGCGTGTTTTGCGCAGGAATGCGCGGAGGATGGCAACTTGTTGCAGCGCATGGCGTGGGTCGGTAGTGAGTACGGCCTCCGGGTAACCACCTTCAACAACTCTGTACACTCCACCGGGTACTGCCGGGTACAGGCCGGTTGCCGCCGCGCCGCCGAGCAATGAACCCAGTCCGCCACTTGCCGCCTGCGCCCCGCCAGCTACGCCTATCGCCGTTGCGAACGCCGCACCAGCGCTGACTATCAACGAAGCAAAAGATGTCGCGGCGGTGATAATTGAAGTGGTCAGGGTTGTACTGGCTGTGACCGCTCCGGTGGTAAGAGTTGCGGCGGCAGAGGTCGCCCCGGCTTGCAGGATGGCGGCTTGCGAGTCGAACAGCTGCTTACCTAAGTCACCGCCGCTGAGTTCCTCGGTTTCACCACCACCCAACCCCAGCAGGCGTTTGACCCCAGCGAGTATTCCACCTCCACCCGCCTCCTCTGTTCCGCCGAAGATGGATTCGATGAGTTTGCGGCTGAGATTCTCGGCAACTACCTCGTTAATCCGCCGGACGACTGAATCAAGGACGTTGAGGAAGTCTTCCGTGGCGCTCTGCGTCTGGTCGGCAAGATCGGTAAACAGGTTGCGAAATCCATC